GTTTACTCTATCAGTAACAACTAGCGGTGTGACAGAGATCTTAAGTCTCAAGACATTGCCTGGTAGTGATATGGATATTACAAATAATATCTTCATCTACATTAATGATATTTTACAAACACCACAGACCTCTTACATATACAAGGGTAGTAGAGTTATATTTACTGAAGCACCAAAACCAAATTCTAAGTGTTCTGTATTCTACTTTAGAGGATCTAAGAGAGATGTTGAAACTGTTGAACCAGTTCAGTCATTGAAGCCTGGTGATACAGTCCAAATTAAAGAAAACAGATTTGATGTAACAGACGTAGATCAGTTCGAGAGAACAAGTAAGAGAATCGTTGCTTCCGATCTCTTAGAAACATTCACATATAATAGCATTGGAATCAACACTGCACAAGACGCTGATAGACCCCTTTCATGGGAGAAACAGAGAGGTGATCAAATTCTTTCTGGTGTATTAGTATCGAAGGCAAGACCTAGTTTGAAGAGTAAGGTTCTACCTACAACCAGACTAATTAAAAATGTTGGTAAGACTGATGATACCATTTACGTCAACAATGTGTATCCATTATTCAACGCTATTGATAAACTCATACAAGCAGAAAATACTATTCAGATATTCGATGATAATGAAATCATACCAGGCGTAGTAACATCTATTGTTTCTACATCCTCAAGTATATCATCTCTGACTGTAAGTTTTGGTGGTACTGGATATTCAATTACAAATCCAGAAATTTCAATATCAAATGCTAAGATCAATCGTAAAGACCCAATTAAGGATTGGCAGTTTGATGGTATCAGTGGTATTATTCAGGCGGTAAATTTCAAAGCAATCACACAGTCAGAACCATATGTTGCTGTTGGTTCAAGTAGTTACTACATGAACACTAAGAGTGGTACTTTCTGGGAAAGAGGACAAATAGGATTTGGTAATACAGTTCAGTTTAATGGTGTGGGTATGGGATACTCACAAGGTAATACTAACGTCAATTATGTCATGGCAGTTGGAGATGGTGCTTCAATGGCAAGATCAGTTGCAGTTGGTAATAGTATGTCTGCTTGGACTCCTATTGATTTGAAAGAGAAGAGAGTAATCCCTGCAATAAACGTAACCAATACATTTGATAGTACATATACTGGTAGTTTTAAGGATGTTATCTGGGAGAGATCAAGAGATACATGGGTTGCAGTTGGTGCTGCTGGATCTATCTTTACTGCGGTTGGTATGACAACAGCAGAGGCATTCAGTCAATACTCTGGAACTCTAGAAACATTGAACTCTATCGCATACGGACAAGCAGAATTCATTGCAGTTGGTAATGGTGGTGCTGTTATTGCTTCTAATGATGGTCTAATTTGGTCAGATAAGGTAAGTAATACAGTTCAAGATATTAATGATGTCATTTATGATGGTAGTAAATTTATCTTTGTTGGTAACAACGGAACCATTGGTCTTTCTACTGACAAGAATTTCTGGCAACCTTACAGTCAACAATTACCAGCTGGCACACAACACCCTGCAACATTTGACTTCGCTAAAATTAAATACTTCAACAACTTCTACATCGGTATTAGTACAGTAGGAGATGTTTACTACTCATTTGACCTAGCAAACTGGAATAAGAGAGATATAACACATCCAAACGAAATTCGTGATATTGCGAATACACCATATGGTGATTTCAATAGCACAAGAATACTCGCTGTAGGTAGTGGAACAACTCAATTCTATGCTGACCCAGTTATCAACAGAGCGACTGCAACTGCATCGGTAACTGCTGGTGTAATAACCTCTGTAACAGTTACAGATGGTGGATTTGGTTATGATGTTGGTAGTTCACCCCCAGTTCTTGTTCAAACTGACAAGACTAGGAGAGAAGATATATTCTCTATAAATGCAAAAGGAGACTTTGGTGATATTGTAGGAATAAATACATGGTTGCCAGGCACTGCCAACGTATTACCTAGATTAGCATTTACATTGAAATCTCAATTCAATGATAACACTAACTTGGGATATGGATATTCTTCACTCAACCAGCTTGGAGTGAATTTCACTGGATTACAGAAAGGTGACTTCTTCACCATCTACGATAGTCCTTTAGTTGTTGGTCATGCACTTACTGGTATTACAACTTCTAGTGGTTCAAATGTAGCCGTTGGAATGGTGACTGAGGGTGACTATTTGGGAGGTGTATTCAGAGTAGAAACAATCACTCCTGGCGATGCAGTCTCTGGACTTGCCACTGTAACGTGTGCGTTCTTGCCTGGCCCTATATCATACGGTAACAATGTAATTCAAGTTGGTCTTGCTGTAACAGCAAACACAGATACCTTCTGGGGTAAATATAGTTGGGGTCAAATCTATGGATATCAGAATCGTGGTTCTGGAAATCCCGAAGAATTTTTCGTCAATAACATGAATGGTAATACTGGATTATCTACAGCATCTGTAGTTTCTAGAAAGAAACCATTAACTTAACCACTAAATAAAAGAAAAAAACGTTTTTTTAAAATGCCTGCTATTATATCCGAACAGTTTAGAATTCTAAATGCCGAGACTTTTGTGAAAAGTTTTGTCGGAGTCGGATCTACTGTAAACAAATATTATGCTTTCATGGGATTACCAAATTCCATCGAACCAGCGGCAGGCGGTACTGCCACATGGGCCACCAACACCCCTGCACCTCTAGATGGATTCGAGGAAGAATACTCCATAAAAGAGTCTATCATTGCGATGAAGAAGGTTACAGATAAAGATGTTCGTAGACTTGTAAGGAAGGTAAAGTGGGTAGCTGGAACAACCTATGAGATGTACAGACATGACTATAATATTTACAATCTCACACCAATTACTTCACAAGGTAGTTTGTATGAAGCAAATTACTACATAGTGAATGAAGACTTGAAAGTTTACGTTTGTCTACAAAATGGATCAGACCCAGAGAACCCAAAGGGGAGGCCTTCATATGACCAACCCACATTTGTTGACCTTGAACCAAGGGCAGCTGGCACTAGTGGCGATGGTTATGTTTGGAAATACCTTTACACGATTAAGCCATCCGAAATCGTTAAATTTGACTCTATTGAATACATACCAGTGCCCGAAAACTGGGGGTCTGAGGGCGAGACTGTTGCAACACAGGCTAATGCTATAGATGGAAAGATCGAAGTTATTGTTGTCAATGATCGAGGCTCTAACTATCAACCGATCAGTACATCTTTTGCCAATGTTCCGATTCTCGGAGATGGATCAGGAGGAAAGGCTACAATTACGATTGATTCTTTCGGAAAGGTATCTGAAGTATTTGTTACAGATGGAGGAGAAGGATACACCCACGGATCTATACAGTTCTTTCCAGGCGCTCCTGGCTCTGAGTCTGGCGGTGTTCTTGCTAACCTTACCAACACAGGAATAGGAACGACATCTATCGCTGGTTTCAGTGTTATAATTCCACCAAAGGGGGGACATGGGTACGATGTCTATAGAGAATTAGGAGCATACAGAGCGTTATTATATTCAAGATTTGAAACAATAGAAACTAACCCTGATATCATTGAAGGTAATGACTTTGCTAGAGTTGGTCTTATAAAAAATCCCACCGTATTCGGTAGTAGTACAGAATTACTAGACACTGCAATGGTGAGTGGTCTAAAAGCAATTAAACTTGCTGGTGTAACAACAGCTACAACTTATGCCGTTGACTCTCAGATAACACAAACAGTTGGTTTAGGATCTACTGCGATAGGATATGTTGCATCATGGGACAAAGTTACTGGAGTATTGAAGTATTATCAACCAGCTGGTGCAGCATCAAGTGCTACTGGTTATAAGATAATTCCATTTACATCTAATCCAGATCCAGGCTACGGAGTTACAATTATTGGTTCTTCTGTAGTTGGTTCAATGTTGTCTGTTGACACCTCTTATAACGGTGTCAGTACCTCAATAAATAATAAGACATATCAACTTGGTATGAGTTTTAGTGCTGGTATATCATCAGCAGAATTTAATACTAAGTCAGGTGAAATAATCTATATTGATAACAGAACTGCGATTCCTAGATCCGCAAGTCAAAAAGAAGACATCAAAATAGTGCTGGAGTTTTAAAAGCAAATGCCACAGAATACCAACTTAAATTCATCTCCATACTTTGATGATTTTGAAGAACTAAAAAATTATCAGAGGGTACTATTCAAACCAGGCTTACCTGTACAGTCTAGAGAACTTACCACACTTCAATCTATTCTACAGAACCAGATTGAAAAATTTGGTAAGCATTTCTTTAAGGAAGGTTCTGTTGTAATTCCTGGCCAAATCGCATATGATTCGGACTACACTGCTGTACAAATTGATGATACTCACTTAGGTATTCCTGTATCTCTTTACCTAGAGAACTTGATTGGAAAGAAGATTAAAGGTGAAACTAGTGGTGTTACTGCTAAAGTAGAAAATTATATTACAAATAGAGAATCATCTAAAGGTGCATATACTCTATACATCAAGTATCAAAGTTCTAGTGATACTGATTTTTCTAGGGTAATCTTTGCAGATGGTGAAAACTTAATATTAGAAGAAGATTTAAACTATTCCCTTTCTAGCATCAGATCTGGTGCTAGTTTTGCGACAACAATCATATCTAACTCAACAGCTACTGGTGCGGCTGCAAAGATTGCTCAGGGTGTCTATTTTATCAGAGGATTTTTTGTCACCGTTGCTGACTCCACAGTTATACTAGATCAGTATAGTAATGCACCATCATACAGAGTTGGTTTATTGGTAAAAGAAGAGTTAGTTACTGCTTCTGCATCTGACAACGATCTATATGATAATGCAAGAGGATTCTCAAACTTTGCAGCGCCTGGTGCTGATAGATTCAAACTATCTACAACTCTAATTAAGAAATCTCTCACAGATCTAAATGATGAGAACTTTGTAGAATTGATGAGGATTGATAATGGTGAATTACAGAAATTTGTTAAAGAATCAAACTACAATTTAATCCGTGATGAATTAGCGAAGAGAACATTTGATGAATCAGGACATTACTATGTAAATCCATTTAGTGTTTCCACTAAAGAATCTTTAAACAACAGAGTTGGTAATGATGGTGCCTTCTACTCAAATCAATTAACTCAACAGGGTAATGTTCCTACAGATGATTTAATGACTTTGAACGTAGGGCCAGGAAAAGCTTATGTAAAAGGATATGAAGTAGAAACAATCAGCACCACATCCATAGACGTAGAGAAACCAAGAACTACTGATAGAGTATTCAACGAATCTATACCATTCAGTATTGGTAGAAAAATAGAACTCAATCATGTAAGTGGTTCACCCCCTATAGGAATAGGCACAGACTCATATGTAAATCTCTTCAACAAGAGAACTGCAACTGTTGGGGAAGGTAATGGTGAACAAATTGGTGTTGCTAGATTATATGATATCAAAGTAAAGAATGTTGGATATGCAGATTCAGCAACAGTCTTTGAATCATCTCTTTATGATATTCAAACATTCACATACCTTCAACTAAACACAGGAACCAGCGTAACTGTTCCTTCCTTTATTGAGGGTAAAAATAGTAGTGCAACAGGATATGCTTACGAAGCCTCAAATAATTCTACACAGTTAGTTTTATATCAAGTAAACGGGCAGTTCCAAGCTGGAGAACAGATAGAAATAAATGGTGTCGATGTATCCAGAAGTATTAATAGAGTAGAAGACTATGGGGTTGATGATATTAAACAGTTAGTAGGAAATGATCCTACCAATTACAAGTTTAGTGCTGACCCTGTTTTAGGATTAGGACATCTGATTGCTCCGATTGCAACACAATTCACTGTAAGTGCAAAATCTGGTGGTGCATCTACAATCACTTCTCCTAGTGCAAACTTTGGTAGTGCTGGAATTAAAACTGGAGACATCATTCAATACAGTGTATCTGGTAATAATGTTCCAACATTCAACCGTGTCACGGCTCAGACTGCTACGAATATTACTCTCGAAGCTGTCCCTGATGTTACTAACGTCAACTCAGGTGCATTACCATCTGCTGATGTTAATGTAAATGACTTATTCAAGGTTACTTTAGAAGTTAAGAATAACTCTACTGCATTTTTATTCAGTGAATTGACTAGACCTAATGTTGCGAGCGTAGACACAAATGGTGCGAATCTTATATTTAGAAAGTCATATTCGATCACTGTTGCTAATAATGCCTTTAGTGGAACATTAGAAACAGATGCTGATTTAAACTTAGAACCATTTGATGAAGAAGATTATAACTTGTCATTCAAAACAACTGGTGTTGTAGAAAACTTAACAGATCAAAAACTTACAGTTAGTGGAAGAACAGTAACCTTATCTGGATTATCTGTTGCCTCTGGTGCTGCAGTTTTAACAGTTACTTGGAAGAAAGTAAATGTAAAACCAAAATCAAAAGTATTAAACAGAGCAACAACTTACACAGTTAATAAGTCCGCAAAAACCCAGTCAGGCACTGGATTAATGAAGTTAAATGATGGATTAACTTATGATGGAGTCTATGGTAATCGAGTGCAAGACAAGAGAATATCCTTAGGCGTTTGTGATGTTGCTTATGTTCTTGCTATCTTAGAATCTTCAACTACTGATGACCCTCAGTTACCTATTCTCCAACTTACTGGTTTGAATACCAATATTCTTAATGCTCTACGAGGTGAGAATATAATTGGTAAAAACTCTGGTGCATCTGCTGTATTTGTATCAACAAATGGATCTAATGAAGTTAATTTCGTTTACCAGAATGAAAATACATTTGAAGTTGGCGAAGAAGTTACTTTTGAAGAAACAAATGTACAAGGTGTAGTTCAGACATTTATTCCTGGCGATAAGGATATTCAGAATGACTTTGAGTTTGATCCTGGCCAAGAAATGGATTATGTTGACTTCTCTTATATCGTTAGAAAACAAGGAACTGAAGCTCCCACAAGAAGAATTACAGTCATTTACAATAACTATGTAATTGATGCTGCAGACCCAGGCGACTTTGTAACTGTAAATTCATATGACTCTAGTTTATATAAGAACAGTTTACCTACTGTGGGTGGAATATATGCTTCTGATATTATTGATTTAAGACCAAGAGTAACTAGTGCTGTTGCAAGTAGATCTCCTGGCGAGTTCTTTGCTAGACAATTTGAGTCTGGTACATCCTCCACATCACATATTATTGCACAGGATAAGTCATTCAATATTTCATATGATTACTACCTTGGCAGAATAGACAAACTTTTCTTAAGTAAAGAAGGTATTTTCTCAATATTAAAGGGAGCACCAGCAGTCTATCCAAAACTACCAAACACGATAGACAATGCATTAGAAGTGGCTACCATTGAGATGCCTCCTTATGTTTATAACACAGATGATGTAAAATTAACTATCGCTAAACACAAACGATTCCGAATGAAGGATATCGCTACTATTGAGGATAGAGTTAAGAATATTGAATACTATACATCTTTGTCTTTACTTGAAGTAGAAACAACTAATATGTCTCTTCGTGATCCACAGACTAACCTTGATAGATTTAAGTCTGGATTCTTCGTTGACAACTTTAAGTCTGTGACTTCTGGTGATGTCACAAATAGACAATTTAAAGCATCTATTGACTCTACTGAAGGAAGATTAAGACCACAGCACTATACAACTTCTATTGATTTATTACTTGGATCAGAAGCTATCGTTGGTGCCGCAACATCATCTAATCCATCAGCGGACTATAGATTTGCAGGCGACTTAGGTGATTCTAATGTTAGAAGAGTTGGTGATGTTGTATGTTTGAATTATGATGACACTATTTTCCTAGAAAACAAATTTGCTACTAGAATTGTAAACGTAAACCCATTTGCTGTTGTAAACTGGATTGGACAAGTTGAACTAAACCCTGCAACTGATACATGGATTGAAACTAGAAGAACTTCTGCAACATACGATATTGAAGGTAGTTTCAATTCAATGATGGGAATGACTGGCGCTGATAGTAATACTGGTCTTTCACCTGTTGACTGGGGTGGTTGGGAAACTACATGGACAGGAAGAAGTTCAACATTAGGCCCTGCTACTAGGGTTGAAACACAATCAACAGTTCTTTCAAGAAGAGTTCAAAAACGTGGCCCATTTGTAGGCCCTCGTAGAGGTGGTATTCCAATCACTACAACTACACAATTCTTGGACAGAAGAGAGGTATTTAGAACTGAGACTACAGTTACTAGAAGCAATCAAACTAGAGAGGGTATTCAATTTAGAGTTGGTGAGAGATTTGACACTACAAGTCTTGGCGATAAAGTAGTTAACACAGAAGTTGTCGCTACAATGAGATCTAGAAACATTGAATTTGTTTGTAGAAGATTGAAACCAAATACAAGATTATATCCATTCTTCGATAACATTGACATGGCAAGATTTGTTGTGCCTAAACTTGTTGAAGTCACAATGGTATCTGGTACGTTTGGTGCTGGTGAAATTGTCGAAGGAAGTCGTCCTAACTCAAATAATGATGCAATTAGATTTAGATTGGCCAATCAGAACCATAAGTATGGCCCATACAATGCACCAACACAAACATATAAACAAAATCCATACGAACCATCTTCTGCTATATCATCAACATATTCGTCAACAACTACAATTCTAAACGTTGATACTGCATCCTTAGAACTTCAAGCTGCATCTGGATTCTATGGATACATTACTACTGGAATGAAGTTAATTGGTCAATCCAGTGGTGCTATTGCAACAGTATCCAATATCAGACTTATTACAGATAAGGCAGGAGTTCTTATAGGTTCTCTATTCTTACCCGATCCAACAGTCCCTTCTGCACCTACATTCAACACTGGTACTAAGACGTTTACATTATCATCCAGTTCTACTAATCAAACTATCTCTGGATTCACAGATAGTGAAGGTTCAGCTAATTTCACTGCTTCTGGAACTTTACAGACAGTTGAGGCATCTACTCTCAGAACAAGAAACGCAGATGTTCAAAGAATACCACAATCTGATTCTAGACAAATATCAAGCACAGATACAAGAGAAGTAGTAAACGTTGCATTTAATCAAAGAACAACTCGACAAACAAGATGGGTTGACCCTCTTGCACAGTCATTTGAAGTTCCTGATGTTAATGGAGTCTACTTAACTAAGTGTGATGTCTATTTCTCAGCGAAGGACACAAATGAATTGCCTGTTACACTTCAAGTAAGAACACTACAGACTGGTTTACCTACTCAAGAAATATTACCATTTGGTGAGTGTATTCTTGACCCTGATGAAGTTGTCTTATCTGATGACGGATCTAAAGCTACAACATTTACATTCCCATCACCTGTTTATTGTGAAGGTGGAGGAGAATTTGCTCTCGTTCTTCTTTCTGCATCTAACGAATATTTTGTGTACATCTCTAGGATGGGTGAAGAAGATATCACCACAGTCAATGCTGCAGATTCTGAAAAGATTATTGTATCTCAACAACCTCTACTTGGTTCACTATTCAAATCACAGAACGGTGCTACATGGGATCCTAGTCAGTTAGAAGACTTGAAGTTCAATTTATACAGAGCGGAATTTACTGCAAATTCTGGTAGTGTTAATTTCTATAATCCTGATTTAGATATTGGAAACAGACAGATTGTTTCTCTTGTTCCTAATCCAATCGACATGGTTTCATACAACGCTGTTGTAGGATTAGCAAAAAGTTTGACAACTGCTGAACAAACTGGTTTAACAGAAGGAACTACAATCTATCAACAGAGTAATCCAAACTTCAAGGCGAACTTGAATAAACTTCTTGGTGCAATCGGTATCGGTAGTAATCTAACAATCACAAATTCTGGTACTGGATTTGCTACAACATCTGTTGTTTACTCCAATATACCTTTAATATCAAAATTTGGAAGAGGAACTGGTGCAACTGTAAACTTAACTGTAAATGGTGGAGTAGGTGTTGCAGCAACAGTCGCTATTGGTGGAACTGGATATTCAGCTGGTGATGTACTTACAGTATCTGCAACAAACACTGGTGGTTTTGGTAAGAATCTTGAATTAAGTATTCCTAATAATGTTGGTGTTATAAGTGCCTTCAATACATTAGTCCTGAACAATATTCAGGGTAAACCTAAAGTTGACTCATCATCTGCTATTGTATATGTTGGTGGAGGCGGAACCAGTGTTGTAAGTGGTGGAGCTATTAGATATCTTAATGACATCAACGATGGATTACATTTCCGTGTAAGACATAATAATCATGGTATGTACTCTCCTTTAGATAAAGTTATTCTTTCTGGAGTAGAGGGTGATGTTAAACCTGAGAAACTAACTGCTACGGTAGATTCTTCAAGTACAAGTGATATCACAGTAACAGCTGTTGGTATATTTACTTCGTTTGAGGGTGCAGAAGTTAATGCTTCAAACCCAGGCTATGCAAAAATTGGAAATGAGATCATTAGATACACTGGTGTTACCACTTCATCTTCATCATTGAACAATATCACAAGATCTATGGATGAAACCAAAGCTGGTGACTATAACATCAATGATAAGATATTCAAGTATGAAATGAATAGCGTATCTTTGAGAAGAATTAATACATCTCATAAGATGTCTGACACAGACACTTCTAAGTATCCAGTTGATGTAGACCACTACTGGTTGAAGGTTGGTATTTCTAGCCGTGGACTAGACAGATCAACTGGAAATGCTAGTGGATTACCAGAATTGTTCTTTAGAGAAACTAAGTCTGGTGGTAGTTATGATCAACAGTATGTACAAGTTGGAACACCATATGGGCCAATGGCAACACAAAATATTGCGTTCAACATTGTTAGACCTAATTTTTCTACTTTACTTCCTGATGGAACAGATATATCAGGTAGAATGAGAACATTTAGTGGTAATAGTCCTGATGGAAACTTAAGTGGATTTGTGGATCAGGGATTTGAGAGTATATCATTAAACAGCAATAATGTTCTACCCACTCCTAGAATTATTGCATCTAAAACAAATGAATTAGATAAGTTGGTTGATTTCCCTGGCAGAAAATCATTTACACTACAAGCTTTCTTAACTACACAAGATACAAAAGTAAGTCCTATGATTGACTTGGATAGAGTCAATATGGTCACTGTTATGGACAGACTTAACTCTAAAATTACAGATTATGCTACAGATTCCAGAGTCAACTCCCTTGACGCTGATCCAAGTGCAGCAATTTATCTTTCTAAAGTAGTATCCCTTGAGAAGGCTGCAGATGGTTTGAAGGTTATGTTTGATGCTTACAGACACTCTACTAATGATATTAGAGTATTATACAGAGTATTCAGAATTGATGCTCCACCACAGTATCAATTATTTGAACTATTCCCTGGCTTTGAAAACCTAGATTCTAATGGTGTTGTAATTGATCCAGCTAAGAATAATGGTAAACCAGACAGAAGAATCTTAGCATCTCAGACAGATCAAGACTATAAAGAATATGAGTTCAATATAAAAGATCTACCACAGTTTAACGGATTCCAGATTAAAATTATCATGTCGGGAACTAACTTTGCTTATGTTCCAAAGATCCGTGATCTAAGAGCTATCGCATCTATCTAATGAAAAAAGTAAAAGTGAAAGATAGTAATTCTCTTTATAGAGATGAAGAGAGTGGTGCTATATTGAATTGTAATGATGCTGCATACAATAACTACCTCAAAATGAAAGAAAATAAAATGAAAGAGGTAAGTGAAATGGATAAACTAAAGGATGACGTTGATGAACTCAAGGATATGATGAAGCTAATTTTAAGTAAATTAGATAAATAACTAAAACTCCTCTTGAAAGATGACAGCTAGGAACATCAATTTAGTTTTAGATCAAGGTGTAGATTTTGAGGCAACTTTTACTGTTAGAAATGAAGATCAAAGTTCTTTAAATTTAACTGGATACACTGGAGAAGCTAAAATAAAGAAACATCCAGAGGCAACAAAGTTCAATTCTTTTGTTGTGTCATTTCCTAATAGAGTTAATGGACAGATAAAAGTAGCGTTGGCATCGACTGTCACATCTACAATAGAAGGAGGAAGATATGTGTATGATCTGGTTTTGACATCGCCTAATGCGTACAAGACTAGACCAATACAAGGAAATGTTCTCGTAATTCCAGGCGTAACATAATGGCAGATTACTTAGTAACCCTTAACGAACCTGGCAGATACAATGTCGGTGTAGACTATGAGATTCCCTCTAAGTCTATTCAGTATGGGAACATATTGATAGGAAAGACTCCAGCACAAGATGGGTCTGAAACTACATTTTCATTAAATGATCAAGGAGCACCCTACTCTCCTAACAACAACCAACAACTTATTGTAACTAAAAATGGTCTTTTCTTAGATCCATCAAACGATTACAATATATCTGGGGATCAGATTGTGTTTACAACTGCTCCAGCAAACTCAGATGACATAGTTATTATTGCTTTAGCTGCAGCCGCAGATTTGACACGAACTGTCAACTATGTTATCGATAGTGGAAGTCTCCCAATGCAAACTGGAGACAAAGGTAAGTTAACCATAGATGTTACTGGTGTAATAGAACAGATCAGAGTTTTGTCTGATCAGACTGGTGATATTACATTTGAAATAGAGAAAACAACTTTTGCTGATTATCCTAATTTTTCTACCATGACTGGTGGAAATAGAGTTCAACTTACCAATACTGATAAATACTTTGATGATGTCCTAAATAATTGGACATCCACGATTGTAGCGGGAGATATTCTCCGTTTCAACGTGATAAGCGTGAACAATATTAGAAGGATACTAATCTCTCTAAAATTAAAATTATAAATAAAGATAGTTCTTAGTTCAACTAGACCCCTAGAGGTAGTTTTTCAATGGCATTACTCGTTCCTAATATTGGTGAAATTGAGTCGCTACGTTATCTGATTGCTCAGAATAACTTTGTCGCAGATTTAGAAGATACATCACCGCGAAATCTTGTGTTAAAACTTTTCACAAGTAACACAACCCCTGCCGAGGGAGATGTTCCGTCTGCAACAGCATACTTTGAACCATATATTGACGGAAACGTTAATGGTTACGGTACTACTGCAAACACTGGTTATCCTGTTTGTGTAAACAACAGATCAGACCAAGATTACAACCAGCAGTACGGTATCTTGTTAAACGGATCTAGATGGGTAATTAAGAACGTTGGATCTGGAACAACTGCTACATATCCAGAACAGACTTTTACTTTCACTGGCCCTGCTGGAAACATCTACGGTTACTATGTAACTCGTGCAAATAACATGCCTGTCGCAGTACAGGGTGTTGTACACGGTGCAAGTGTTGGTATTGGAACCACAGTTACTAAAGGTAATAACACCGACCCATGTATCGGTATTGTTGGTAACTCTTACATCACCATTGACCCACAGGTTAGCATCGATGATCTAACTCTTGGTCAGTTCGTTGCTGGTAACGCTGGTGTTGCTACTGGAACGAAGATAATTGGTATTGACCGAGCGTATCGAACGATTTACATTGATAAACCTCTGGTTGATAACATACAGGTTGCGACTGACCCATCAGTCACATTCAGTTTCGGTAAGATTTCTATTACTAACCACGGATTAAAGGCTGGAGACATCCTTTATGTTAACGCTGGTACAGGTAATACAACTCTTGAATCTAATGTTTACACTGTCTTTAATGTACCAAACGCAGATGAGTTTGTAACAACTCCATCTCTAACTGCTACATCAAACGGTAACTTGGGATTAAACACTGCGACTCTTTACAGTTCTATCATGTACGCTGAAAGATTCACAAACGGCCCATACAACATTCAGAACAACGGAGACCAAATCAAGATTACTCTAAACGTCGCACTCGACTAATAGAAACACTAAATATCAATATGTGGACTCTGCTTTATAACTAAGGCAGGGTCTTTTTATTCGGAGAACTCATTGACAGTATTCGTCTATGACAATACGAAGATAGACGTATTCACTACATTTGACGGTGGGGATATCACCGTGGGATCTAGTGAAAATATTGACTATGGCGACATAAATCAAAATGTAGAACCCGAAAGAGACGAGAATTTTTTCTTTGTAAACGATAGAGGATTAATAACAGCAACAGCAGATATACTACCATTTGGCCCAATAGAAGTAGTAGATGGAAGAGATGAGTTTGGTAGAAGTAGATCACAGTGGATTCCAGAGAACGCAAATACTGTACTGTTTGATGTAAATGACTCTGCACTAGAGTCAGCAGTAACGCCTTGGGTTGGTACTGGTACAATTCATGAGTTTGGTAACGGTCTCGAAAGAGTCGTCATACCAGATCTCGGAGCAGCAGGGCCTGTCATCTTCATCCCATCTGGGACTGCAAGCGAATCTATATCAATAGCAAACTACGATGGTTCTGGTGTCATTGCCAAGTCTGGCTTATCAGTAACCGATCTAGACCAAGTTTATCCTTATAATGGTAGTGGTACACTAAACGTAAGTGGTACAACTACAACACCTTATGATCAGGCATATCTCCCTGTAATCAAGAACGCATTTAGAGCGAAGGGTGGAGATACTAGATTATTTGACGTTGAGAAAGTTATATACAACTACGCCAGAAGTGTTTCTGACGTATTCGAGAAAGAAGATAACGGCACAATTACAGTTAGAGAAGGAGCATCCTTCGATAATCTCAATGTTACATTTGACGAGATTATCACAGATCCTCTTGCGAAAGAGAGATCATTCTCTGACGAAGATCAGGTAGAATTTGTAAGTTACGGAAATATAGTAGACACACCTACATCTGCTGAAGATTACGGTGTAATAGAACAACAATTACAAGGCGGAATATTCTTCGACGAGTATCAGGCAACATCTGTTAAGGGTGATGATGCTGTTGTCAGGGTGTATCATGGTGCTGGTACATTCAAGAAAGAAGGTGCTGCAGAAGAGGATCGATTCTTTGCATTTGCTGGATCTGGTACACTCAATGTATCTGGAGAGAACTTCTTCAGTCAGGCTCCACAAAGCACAATCTTCGGTGTTGGTGATACAATCACTGCATCTGGTAGTGCAGATGAGGCGTTCGTCCCTGCAACTGTTATTAGTACAGTTCTATTCGATATATCTGGAACTGGTGCAGAAAATACAGTTATACTTCCTGATACCAATAAGGCTCTCATCAGACCTTCTGGATCTGTTTCTGGTATCAAACTCGTCAAACAGGGAGACGAACAGACAGTCACTCTACATGTCAGTGGTGCTGCAACCAATATTCAAATTGCCAAGGATTACGAGAATACAAATCTCTTCGATATTACTGGAGAGATGCGACAGGGTATCCCTGTTTACACTCCTTCTTGGGTATCACCTCTTGGAGATCAGACAACAGAAGAACTCGATTGGGGTCAGATTACTGCTACTCCAACTCAGTCTTACGAAGATTGGGGGCCAATCAATACAAACGACGAGACAATACCGAAGGAAGCAGAGAACTGGGGATTCTTACTTCCAGCATTCAATTATGTTCAGATCGGTGGAGAACATTATCCAAACCGTGTCAGCATATCCTCTGCTACAGACAGTCTTGTTTCAATACCACCTATCTCGACTGCAACCTTCCTACTTTCAGAGGATCTCAGTGTTGCAGCTGCAATTTCTTACGAGTCTTCTGGTATCACTGGTATTGCCACATACAAAGGTGCCTTCAACTTCAGCGGTGCAAACTGGTTCAGTCAGGCAGTACAACACACAGTCTTCGGTGAAGAGGGTCAAATCAGCATCACTGGAACTGGTGCCGAGTCTATCACACCATTCATACCAGAAGGATCAGGTTCACTATTCAAACTTGGTGGTGCGGCAGAATCCAGCACCAAGGCATATCTTGTTGGAGATTACCAGTATCTCTCTGGTGTTGCAAATGTCAACTTTGCTCCACATATCACTGGTATTGGTACAGGAACATTCAGTCAAGGAAGAGAGGCTGGTCAAACATACTCACGAGTTATTCAACTTCCACCTGATGAGTTTGGTGGAACTCTTAATATCACTGGTATTGCTGTTGAGAAGAATACAGAACACTACAACAGATCCTCAGTCAAGTTCGGTCAAGAGAACGAAGATTACGGAAATGTCTCTAGTGAGGATGTCAGTCGTGGATTCTCTCTCAACGTTCTTGGAATCGGACTTTCATCTGTTGACTCTCTTGACGCTGGAGATGTTACCTTTGATAATGAGTCTTCGGATCAAACATATGATGAGGCAGTTGGTGGTGCTGGAGTTCTCCCATCATTTGATAAGAATAATCAATACAACATCAACTTCAGCATATCTACCAAGTCTGAGGATCGTGGATCTATTGGATTCAGTTCTGTTGGTGGTAGACCTTACACTCAAGACAGACCATTTGATGTTGGATTCACTCATCAAAGTGGAATCAACAAAGGATATGAGGATCAAGGTTGGATCAACGAAGAGGCGGGTCAATCTCCGATCTTCCCATTCGGAACTGCAAATATTCAAGGTGTTGCAAGCGATATCCAATACACCCCTGCCTTCCCTGGCTCTGGTACACTTGTCGTATCTGGTATCGGTGCAGAGAGAGTTGCTGTTGCAAGTAGCACAACATCTCTATTCGACTTCGTTAGTGGTGCAGATGAGAGATTCATCGCTCAGACTCCAGAAAGAACAGTCCTATTCGATATCTCTGGAACTATTACAGAGAGAACAACCAAAGACTTTGTTGGTTCTGGTTCTATCACTCTCGAAAGTGGAGTTGGGATTGTCACATACAGAAGAGCTCTCAACGAGGTTGTTACTGGTATTACAACAATATCTGGTGTTTCTATTGTTGCATCCAGCTTCGATCCACCAGAAGGAACTTATCTACACATCTTTGGTGGTGGATACTCAGACTTCAAGGTTGGATTTGCTGCTCAGTCTACCAAGGCTGTTATGCGTCTATCTGGGGAACTTACACATCCAGATATCGATTACACACCTCATTATGGTATCGAAAGGAACATTGGTATCGAGACTGGTCTTATCCTCTCTCCAGGCAGTTCTGGTGGAGAATACGGAGATCCTGGCATTGTTACCACAAGGTTCATTCCGAAATACCCATCTGTTGGCCCTGTCATCACACTTCAAGGTCGTTCAATATCCAGAACAAACGCACCTATTTCTACTCACGGTGTTATCTACATTCTTGGTATTGGTACTGCTGGAAACGGTGTTGGAGGCCCAGACGAGGAAGGAGATCTCGAAGGAGTCGAATTCGGTGCGAAGGAAAGATTCATTCCAGCAACAGAGATTGGTGTTGGATCTCTCCTATTCGACTTCCAGACAACTGGAGCAGAAGCAAGACCAATTTCTGTATTTGGATACTATGGAGACGACAAAGATCCAGGCACATCTGGTCAAATTACTATCCGTCAGGAAGGTGGCATCTTCACTCAAGAGAAGATCATCAAGATCTACGAAACAGATGGTACTGGAGCATTTACTTACAGTGGTGCTGCTCAAGACGAAGCAACGACATTCTCCGAAGTTGGCTCTGGTTCTCTATTTGCAATCGGTGGTATCGCAGAGAGTACAACAGCTGCAGAACTTGTTGCTGGAACATCCATATTCAATGGAGAGGCAGATATTGCCTTCTCTGCACAGACTCCAGAAGATACTGCAACACTTACACTATCTGGTACAGGGGTTGCTCAACGCAGATTCGAGTACGATGGATCTGGAACTCTCACACTCAGAAGAGATATCAATCCTATTACAGGTGTTCGTCTATCTCACGACGGATCTGGTACATTCAGTGTATTTGGTGGTGCTGCAGAATCAACAGTCGAACCATCTTCTGCAAGAGCAATTCTTACAGATATCACAGGTGCTGCAGAAACAAGAAAAATATCAGTCTTCCAAGACTTCGTTCCATCTGGTACATTTACAATATCTGGAGAACTTACACATCCAGATATCGATTACACACCAGCGTACACTGGTATTGGAAATGTTACTATTTCTGGAATTGCTGGGGAGAGAGCAAAACTTCCAGAGGTCGGATCTGGTATTGCAACATTCTCTGGTTCTGCTGTTCTCAGATTTACAGCAGATTCTGTCGAGGGTACAGTCCTCTTCGATACAAAAGGAGCCTCTGCACTTACTGCTCTCAATCAAGTTTACG